CTATGCAAGATATTAAATTTCAAATTAAACCATTAGAAAATAACTTTTAATAATCATTGACTATGAAATATACACTTAAATGTAGATTTTGTAATAAAGGCATTGGTGAAATGGAGATTCCGGATGGGCAACCTTTTGACCCTCAAATGTTTGCTGATATTAGATGCTCTGAGTGCGAACAGTTATATGGCTCATACCATGATATTGTATTAGAAGTAGAACAGAAAATAGGAGGATTGGTGGAAGAAAGTAATATAAAAGATGAAATTAAAAAACATATTGAAAAAGGTGGGTATAAAAAAGATGATATTTTAACCAGTGCTAATGCTTTTGTAGAAAAAGCACTGAAAGAGATACGAAAAAATAATAAGCAAAACTTATCAGAAACGCAATCAGATAATAATCAGTAAATAATTTTCAACGAATATGGACACGGAGATTTACAGATTACTTGTTCAATATGGTGGTGGAGTAGCGATAATTGTAGCACTGATTTTTTTATTCAAAGAATTAAATGACTTATTAAAAGTAAAGAATAATAACCATATAAGTGAACGCATTGATGCATTAGATGAAAAGCTAAATGGTAGTTTAGAAAAGTTAGAAACTAATGATTTATATCATATTCAATTACAAATCAATGAATTAAGAAGCGAAATAGAAGGGATTAGAAAAGAGTTGAAAGAAACTTGCGATAAGGTAATTCAAATTGAAACGATATTAAAAATTAAAAACTTTATGTAAAAAATAGCACTTTGACATTTATAACTTATGGATATAAATGAATTAAAAGAATATCTGATAAATAATCCCCCACAAACAACTGGCGATTATCACAAAATCGCTTTGGCTACCGGCTATTCTGATGAAGCAATCAGGTATCACTGTCGTCAGTTAGGAATTACAGTTAGTAAAAATAAAGGAAAGGAGGTGGGCGAAATGACCCATAAAGAAATGATTGACTACGACAAGCTCTCACAAAGCTTGTTAGACGCTGTGAAAAAAGACAGACCAGAAATTCATCTGCCAAAACAAAAAGCTTTGAGAAATGGTAAATTAACTGAACAAGCTGTATTGGTGCTCTCGGATATTCATTATGGCAAAGTCAATGAATTTTATGATACTAACACTAACAAACGAACTATAACTTATAGCCCAGATATTTTTACTACTGAATTGAACAGGTTATTAGATGGTGTTTCTACTATCAACGAATTGCTTCTTGGCGGTTATAACCTTGAAACTTTGAACATTTTAGCAGTTGGAGATTTGGTTGATAACGAACTGATTTACAAAGGTCAAAAGAAATTTGTAGAGGAAGGCGTTATAGCACAGGTATTAGACCTCGCTTCCTACTTAAAAAAGATGACTATCGAACTTTTGAAATTATTCCCGAAAATTAGATGGGTTATAGTTGGTGGTAATCATGCCAGAATAACTTCTGGGGTGGAAGCTGATTGGGACTATAATAATTTTGACTATCTGGTTGGTAGAATTCTTCAATTAAGTTTTGAGGGACAAGACAGGGTAGAAGTAATTGTTCCAGAATCTTGGTATTATGTTCATAAGATTTATAAGTGGAGATATCTGATGCATCACGGCAACTATATCTATTCTTGGATGTCGCTTCCTTACTATGGAATTGTTAGGCAGTCAAAAGCGAGGGCTCTTGAAGTTCCTTATGATATTGAAATCATCGGGCATTTTCATCCTTCCCAAATTCTACAAATTCCTACCAGCTCGCATTCTTTGACTATTGTTAATGGCTCTTGGATAAATAAGGATGAATTTGGCTGGAAAAGATTTGCTTCATTAAGTTCTGCTAAACAATTTTACTTTGGCGTCTCGACTAAAAGACCAATCTCTTGGGCATTCCCATTAGATTTGAGCAAGGAGGTGCAAAATGAATAGGCCTAAAATTACTGCAAAATGCCCTTATTGTAAAAAAGTTTTTGATTGGAAGTGGAAGATAGATAGTAAAACTGGTGAGTTATATATTCAATGCCCTCATTGTGGCAGAGAAATACTTCGTAAAACAAGGCTTGGGAAGAAAGGAGGTGATAACAATGGTCATCATTAGATGCCCTTATTGTGGAACAAACTTCCAAATGGACTGGGAATACGATGAGAAAGAACAGGAATTAGTTGTCAAATGTCCTTCTTGCGAAAGAATAATTTTAAGAACACAAGGTTTCAATAAGTTAGAAACCAATAAGAAAGGAGGTGGACACGATGTCCGTCCAAAAAGAAGTAGTGAAAGCAATCGTTGAGAAGTATCAACCGTTGATGGGATTAAATGATTGGCTAATTACTGTTGATATTGTTGATGAACATTTTCTTCAAATCATCACTAAAACTAATAATTCTATTATCTTTGGAGCAAACAGGATTAACACTTCAACCAAGATTTCAAACATCTACATTTGGGAAAACGCTGATGTTAATATAATCAATACTTCACTCGAATGGATAGTTCTTCACGAAATGGCTCACATTATAATTCAACCATTAAAAGAACAATTTGAAAAAACAATTGAAGGATTAGACCGAGATGACCCATTAAGGATTTTATTAGAAGAAAACTTTGGAGATACTGAGGAACAAATAGTTAACGAAATTGCTAAAATCGTTTTGAGATTAAGCCAACAGCAACTCCTATCCGATACTGACAACTTTGCCTTATGGGCAGTTGTTCAATCATTAGGAGGTCAAAATGAGCAAGAAAAAGAAGAAAACGGCGAAGAGAAGAGTTCCTAAACAAATCAAACAAGAAGTTCTTGCTGAATATCATCACAAGTGCTACTTCTGTGGCTCGGAAGAAAATGTGGAATTACATCATATCATTTTTAGAAGGATTGGTGGAACAAATGAACCAGATAATCTTATTCCTCTCTGTGATTCTTGCCATAAAAAATTCCATTCCCTTGTTGACCCAATTATTGATTATATACTCCATAAGTAGTAAGGGTTCTTGGTAGGTCTCCCACTTCAAAAGACCTACCATACTTGTTAACCAAAGCAAAATTGATTAACAAACCTCGCTCTTTGTAATGAAAAACTTCATTGTAAAGAGCGGGGTAGGATTTATTCCTGACACGGCTTCAAGCTGTAGCCCCGCAATAAAACCCGTCCGCACAGGGGTACAAACGATTCCAGCCCAATGCTACTGATGACTGGATAGCCACAAGCCTTGGCGAGTACCTTGTATTAGGATGGCAGCGGAACGAGAGGGCTTCCTTAAATGGAGAAGGTTTGTAGCAACCTGCCCTCTTGTTTTTATTATTTTTGTAGAATTTCTTGATTTTTTGCAAAAATTATTATATACTCAAATTAAAGAGGAAGGTCGAATAAAATTTAACCTAAAAAATAAAACTATGGATATATTTGTTGCTGCAATTGTTTCATTAGTGGTCGAGTTAATTAAAAGAATAACTGGTGCTAAAGATTGGTTAGCTACTTTGATTCTTATTATAGTATCAATAGTAGCTGCTGGATTATATAGTTATTTATCAGCAGTTGGAATATGGGATAAAGTAGTTCCCATTTTAGTAAGTGCTGCTGGTATTTATAACTTATTTATCCAGAAACTTTCAAAATAAAGCCTTGTGTACTAAATTCAAGAAGGCTTTACTACTGATGCTGTTAGGGGCTACTTCTGGATTTGCCATTGTTATTCCTTGGAACCGCTCAACTCGGCTGGCAACCGAGACGAGCCTAAACCTGTATCAGTACCAAAAGCCTTCAGACAATTTAGCCCAATGGATAGATAAATTAGAGGACTACGAATGTAAAGATTGCCCAATCGGATTTAGCAGAGTGGACAGCAATGGTCTGCGTTCTTATGGTTGTTTGCAATTTCAAAAAGAAACTTTCTTGCTCAACCTGAAAAAATACTATCCTGAAACTTATAATAATATACAAGGCAACGAATGGCAGAATTTGATTTACGATTGCGATTTTCAAAAGCAACTGGCTTATAAAATGATAAAAGATAATCCGGATAACGCTTGGCACTGGGCTCTTTCAATTAAAAGAGGATTAGGGTTGCCTCTAAAATCGAACTAAACGAATAAAATTGCCTCTAAAAGAAACGAAAAGAGCTGGGGCATACGAAAGCCTTTTTCAAAATAATTTTTTAATAATTATCAGTAAGGAAAAGATACTTAACGGTGCCCTGGCTCTATTCAATTATATAATACCATTATAAAATTCTTGATTTTTTTTGAGAAGGAATATATAATTAAAGTGTATTAAGCAAATTAAAATGGTCGAAAATAATTCTAATTGGCAAACAAAAGGAGACGCTTCGACCAAGAATGCCAATTAGGGCGTCTCCTTTTGTTTTTGTAGCAAATATGGACGAAAACAATACAAACGAACAAAGTTTATTTAATGCTTCAAGTGAGGAATATAAAGAACCCAGTATTTACACGCCAGAATTTATTCCTTACTATGTAGATGTTCAGCAAAAATACCATTTAACAGATAAAGAAACTCTTTTGTATGGCTTCATTAGATTTTACTTGAAAAATGCGGATTCCAACCAGTTTTACTTTTCAAACGAGCAATTAGCCAAGGTATTAGGCGTCAAAAACGAGGACTATGTATCGCAAATCTTTGCTTCGCTTATTAAAAAATGCCCAGAAATTGAGGTAAATTATGACATAAAAGCAGGGGGAGGCAAAATAAGATTTGTGAAATTCCTCGGTTCCGAACTTAGTAAAAACTATGTTCAGAACTTAGAAAAACATAAAGGTAATAATAATAAGATAAATAATAATAAGATAAAAAATAAAACAATTTCTAACGAAATTGTGGAATCTGACTCTCTTGGTAAAGAAATTAACTCCTTACTTGGTAAATTTCAAAAGATAAATCCTGCCGCTTACAAGTTATTTGCTAATAAAACGCAGAGAAAGGCACTGGAACGCCTGATTTCTGTTTATGGCGTAGAAAAAGTTGGCCAGCTCATTGATTTTCTGCAAATATCAAATCAAGAGAAATATGCTCCCATCATCACAACCCCACTGGAATTAGAAAACAAACTCGGGAAGCTTCTTGCTTTTATCAAACAAAAGCAAAAAGACAATAGCCGAGAAATTTTTATAACTTTTTAATTATAATAAAATTATGAAAACTTACAAAGTTGTTTTATCAAATGCTGACCCCATCATTATTAGCGAGGACGAATTAGCCAAAGTTATGACGGGATTACAGCATAAAGGTTTTATTATCACAAAGATGGGAATATTCAATTCGGCTTATTTAATTGCTATTGTGCCACATCAAACGACTCTGGAAGAAAGTAAGTGGTGGGAGAAAAAGTTTCAAGCCCCAAGCGAATTTGCTAAATTGTTATCGCCAAAAATGAAAATGCTTTCTTATCAGGAACAAACCAAAGCATTAGAAGAAGCAGCAAAAGAAGAAAGGAAGCAAAAAAGATAAAATGAAAATTGCTATGGATAAATAAAAAAGATGGTCTTTGATTAGACCATTTTTTTGTATAGAAATCAAATTTAAGTTATCCACATTTTCTACTTGACTTTTGTAGAAAAGGATATTATAATTAAGGTATAATAAAGATTGGTAAAGCACATTAAGAATTATAAAGAATTGGTTAAATACTTGACTTTTTGAAAATAGTATATTATAATGATATTAGAATAAGATAAGGCAGAAAAAGGTAGAAAAGACGGTTCTTTGACAATTAAATAAAAGGTCGGGCTCAGCCCAGCCAAATGGGGCTAATAAAATAAAAAATTAAAAATTAAAACATATGAAAAAAAATAAAACATTAGAAACTATTAAAGACGAGGAATTAGCCAAATTGGTTATTAAAGATTTGGATAGAATTATTGAGGAACTTAGTTATGCAGGGGAAGGCAGATTAGATTGGGATGATATTATTACAAGCTTAATAGAAGACGAAGCAACAATTAAAAATATATTTAGCAATTGCTTCGAAAAAGCTTGGGACTCGTCCTCCCAAGATAAAAAAAATAAGTAATTAAAAAATATGACAAATAATCAAAAATTAGATAAACAAATAATAAAAGAAATAAACTTAAAAGCAAAGTTTATAGACCATACGATACAAGCCACAGAGGTTCTTAGAAAAGCTGGTAAAGATAAATTAGCCGAAAAGTTAAGAAAATTAGCAATTCAAATTGAGGATAGTTGGTCTATAGCATTAGATAATTAAAACTTGGGATTGGTCCCCCAAGATAAAAAAATAATAAGTTAAAAAAATATGGATGCATTAAAAGAATTATTATATCAAAAGGCCCAAAAGCAGGCAGATGATATTAGGGAATATAGAATAAAGTTAATTGCTACTCAAAACGATTACGAGGATTTGCAGAACTATTGGAAGATGTACGAGGAAGGAACAATTGATTTAGCCACTTATAATAGCATAGCCAAAGAAATTATGGATATGATAGCCAAAAGATGGGGTATTGGTATGGAATAAAAAGGGTCTCAGCCAAGAGGGGGTTATGCGGAGACGCTTTGCCCCCTCCTGGTTCCTAAAAAATAAAATAATAATTGGTCATAAAAAATAAAAAAAAATTAAAAATTAAAAATTAAAAATATGAAAAACGCTAAAAAACCAATTAAAACAATAGGAGAAATAAGAATTTATAGGCAAAATAAAATGTATTTGTACATTAAAATCCCAAAAGAATTAGAAGATTACTTCAAAGAACATTTGCCAGTTAGACAATCAACTGTATGGAAGTTAAAAAATGGGGAATTTGCTTCATTTTATTGCTTTGTTCCTGATAATGCCGTTGATAATGATTTTGCTCATGCAGTGCAAGAAGGTGAAGAAGCAAAAAAGAATTTCACTGAGGCAGAAAGCAAAGATGTCGAGGAATCATTAGATTCAGCAATGAAATTTAGAATTACTCAGCATTATTTAGATAATAATTATGGTAGCACCAGATTATATATAGCAGGAAGCGATACTTATAATATAGCACCATTAAGAACGGTTGGAGCAAGCAAAGGTATTACTTTGGAAGTTGATGGCTTATTGCCACCAGATAGTGCAACAGAATATGTTAGCATCTTGGGTCAGGTTGTTAAAAGTTTTTATGCTATGTTAGTAGCCAGAACAGATATTAGGGCTAAAATCACATTAGATATAAACTTATAAGTTAAAAAATTAAAAAATAAAAGTATGAAATATATTAAAAAAATTGGCTACGAAATAGAAGGGTTATGGTCAAATAATTATGATAAATTGACCAAAGAAATAGGCGGAGAATTCACTTACGATGGAAGTATAGATATTGATACAGTTGATTTGGAAGTAAATGGAATTGACGCAAGTTTAAGCGAATTTACTGAAAGGGAATACAGAAGCAACCCAAGAGGTTCATTGGACAGAATTGCCAAGGATTTGGAGGTAATAAAAAAGTATTTTGTATTGGCTAATTATTCCTGCGGATTTCACGTCCATGTTAGTTTCAAGTCAAAGACTATAATCTCATTATTAGCCAGCAAACATTTTAACGATTATTTTGTAAAACGAATAGCCGAAATGTTCCCAGAGATGTTCGCATTGAGGCAGACCAATCATTATTGTAATCCTCGTGTTAGGTCGAAACGAGATGTGATTTACAGTTTTTTGACGGGTGCGGGAGATAGGTATAAAGCCGTGAATTTCAACGCTTGGTATAAACATTCGACTATTGAATTTAGAATTTTTGATATGAATATAGATATGGCTTTTGATTATATCAAAGCAACAGTAAAAATAATCCAAGAATATTTAGATGAAGAAATTAAAAAACAAAAGGTCGTAGTAAATAAAATAATTCAACCAGTAATAAAACAACAAATATATGTGTAAGTTAATGTTAAATGTTAATTTTAAAGAAGGCAAACAAAGTGCAAATTTATTCAAAGTTAATAAGGAATTGTTTGAGGGAGAAAAAGATGGCACTGTGGTTTTCAGCTGGAAGGGATTAAAAAATCCAGAAAGAATATCATTTGATTCAGTTGATAAAGCCCTTGATTATATTATTAAGCAAAGTAAAAACAAAGGAGTGTTTGGGATGCATACAAGGACAGCAACATCGGGTGTGATAGCAGAGAATAACTTGCATTTCTGGATACAAGATGGTTATTCATTTGCTCACAATGGTTGGATAGCTCAATTAAGTGGTATCAGCCAAGTTGATTCTGATAGCAAATTGTTCTTTGATATGATATTGAGGCGATTTGAAAAAAAGGCAAATAATTTAAGCCTTGAACATAAAGTTAAAATAATTTCAAATTTAATGAGGGAGACAGGATTTAGTGGAGTAGCATTTTTCTTAGATACCAAGAAAAAGCAGATATACCTTTTAGGCACAAGAGAAATTGATGTTTATTCTGATATGAAAACTTTTATATCTTTTGCTTCATTTAGTGCTGTGACAGGTAGCAAAAAAGTCGTGGATTACGCTGGATTTGGTTTTGAAGTAGATGGGATACAATTGCCAGTAGTTCATAATGTTTTGCCAGAAGGGATTTATGTTTATGATATTAGTAAAAAAGGTCTTGTATATCAGGCAAAAAATCCGGTTCAAAGTAATTGGTTCAGACCTTTTTATGATTATAGAACTGAAAAGTTATTGCCATCAGTAGATGAGAATAAAGATACCACGGCAGAAACCAGTGAGGAATATCTAAAACGAATAGGATATTTAGATGATTAAATACTTGACTTTTTTATTTAATTGGCTTATAATGGTATAAAGAAAAAAGATAAAAATTAGGTCTTTGCCTTGACGATAAAAAAATAAAAAATAATAACAAATAAAAAATATGCAAAACGATAAAAAAAATATCAAATTAACAATTGAAAATAAGTGGGATATAGCATACTTAAAAGATAGACCATTTATGCCTTTTGGCTCCATAGTTAATGCCTATGGTTTGGTAAATAAAGGCAGTAATAAAACCACTGAGGAATTTTTAGAGGATATGAGTAAGTTATGGGCTTGGGCAGTAAATATAACAGCTGATTTGAATAATAGTTTAAAACTACCAAAGAAAAATATGCCCCCATCAGAAGAAATTGATATACCAGTAAATTTATAATTCATTACAAAAATGACTATAAAAGAATTGCTAAATAATTATGTAAATCAGAAAAAGGAGCCAAGAAAAATAGGTCGATATTGGGCTACGGATATTCAAGCCATTAAAAAAGGAACTTTGACACCTAAAAATTTCTTTGAGGATAGAATTATAGATGAAAAAGGCATCGGGATGATATTAGTTGGTTCAGCAATGGAGAAAGAATTGCAGGAGATATTTGATTTTAATAAAGTAAAAGTTCAGTATCAGAACAAGTATGAAATACCAATAGATAAAGATATTATTTTAGTTGTAAAGCCAGATTTTGAATTTGATAATTTTGTGATAGAAACGAAATTCCCTTTCACGGATATTCAAGATACGATACCGGATAGATATTTTTATCAGTTAGAAGCAGAGTATCGGGCAACTCAAAAAGATGTATATTTAGGAATTTTAGAAGTACCATTTAATTTAAGATTATTGCAATATACTCCATCGGTTGAAAGATGGCTTGAAATTCAGGATATTTTAATTCAATTTCACAAACAATTAAAAAATTTAAGTTAAAAAAATATGTTTAAATCAAAAGAAGAATTATTAAACAAATATGGTATAAAAGAAAAAGGAGATTGGTTAAATCTCAAAGAGGGCTCAAATAAAGTTAGAATTGTTAGTCATTTTGTAGATTATGGGGTTCATACTTATAAGGATATAGATGGCAAATATAAAACAGCAGTTTGTATTGGTAAAGAAAATGGATGCCCTTATTGTGCAAAAGGTATGCCAGTGCGGGTTCAATTCCTTGGTTGGGTTATTGATAGGGCTGATGGCAAAGTTAAACTATTAAGAATTGGTTGGACTATTGAAGAAAAGATAAGAAATTTACAACAAAGTGAGGATTATGGTTTTACTGATTTGCCTGATTATGATATTGATATTATAAGAACTGGCGAAGGATTAGATACGGAATATGATGTTATACCAGCCAGAAAAAGCACTGAATTAACAGAGGAAGAAAAAGAAATGGTTTTAGAAACTATTAAAGACCCACAAGAAATTATTGATAAGATGAAAGAAAAAGTATTGGCTACCATAACACCAGTAAAAGAGGAATTGCCTCCATTAGAAGAAGGTCCTTCAAAAGAAATTGATTTAGAGGATATGCCATTTTAATTTTTTAATATATTATAAAATTATGCCACAAGAAAAAGATATTATTTCATTACAAGATAGCGATTTCTACAAATCTCTTATTGAGGAATTACAAGCCATTATTACTACAAGGATGACTAATAGCAGGATGGAGTTAATAGCTTGTAAGTGGGAAATTGGAAAAGAAATAGTTGGGTCAAAAGAAAATTTTGAAAGATTTGGATACGGCGAAAATGTAGTAGAAATTTTATCAAAAGATTTGGGAATGTCTGCCTCTGATTTGTATAAGTGCATTCAGTTCTTTAAGAAGTATCCGGCTGATAGTTTTGATGATATTGTAATGAGCTTGCCGGAAGGGAATAATTTAAGCTGGTATAAATTATCTCAAAAGTATTTGCCCGAAAGCGAAAATCCACAAGAAAGAGATACCTCGCATTTTATTAGTTGCAAAGTAGACGAGGAAGAAAAAGTAATTTTAATTAAAGAAAAATACAGGGATTATGAAATCAGATACTATTAAATCAGTGAAGCCAAAATATCTTGCCTGTATTTGGTGCGGAAAAGATATTCCTAAAAATAAGCCTTATGCCAAGTATTGTTCAGATAAATGTAAAAAAGAAGCATTAGGTTTTAAGATAAATAAAAAGTATGAAAATTCCTATTAAAAACATTATTGCTTTTTGTATTTTGATGGAAAGTGATGGTGGAATTTTGAATAAATCTCCTGATTATGTTAAAGAAAAGTTTGAAAGATATTGTTTATCAGAAAGAGAGGATGAAGGGATGTGGGGATTAGATGTTGCAAATTATTTCAAACTTAAAGATTGGGAGAAACAATGGTTAAACGATGAAAATAAAATTTTAAGTTTTAACTATTATGAAAAAACAAAAACAAAAACAAGCTCAAACAGAAATAGATAAAAAATTTGAATGGTTATTAGAGGAGTTAATTAGTAAATCAAAAGCATTAGATTGGTTTTATGATAAGGTAGATGAATTAGAGGAAGAAATCGCTGCTATTGAAAATATGATTTGGTCATTATATAAAGCAAAACAAAAGAATAAGTAAAAAAATATGACTAAAAAACGAGGCCCCAAAGTAAAAAAGTTAAATTCCCACCAGAAAGCAATTTTGGAAGAATTGGTCGAAACTTATATTTACTGGAAGGAGGCCAGAAAAAAATTAAATGAATTGTATTCAAAAGCTTTGAAGTCTAAAATCCCAATAACGCATTTGGGTAAAGCATTAGGGATTACAAGACAAGCGGTTGAATACAAGTATAAAAACTTAAAATAAAACACTATGAACCTGTTAAATTTATTTCAAAAGAATAATATAAGGCAATTAAGCAACGGTGTGCTTCCTGATACAAGGCCACCAGAAGAAAAAGCAAAAGATTATAGATTTGAGGAATTATTTACAGCTGCTCCATTAAATTGGGTTGATTTTGAAACTTGGAAGCAAGACCCAAAGAACCAAAAGATGCTAAATGATATTCAAGTTAATAATCAGAATCAAAGTCAAACTTGTGCCAGTCAGTCCAGTTCATTAGCATTAGCAATCAACAATTATATTGAAACGGGAGTATTTAGAAAATTTTCAGCCAAGCCAATTTACGCTCGTCGAAGAAATAAACCTGACTATGGGATGTATATGGACGATGTGGGTAATATTTGCACAACTTATGGAACAGTTTATGAAGTATTATATCCATCGCCAAACATTGAAAGCCAGATGAACGATTTGGATGGTTATACAGATGATTTAGAAGCCATTGGCAAAATATTAAAAGCAAAAAGTTATATCTGGGTATCGGGTAGCATTGATAATTATGCCCAAATTGCCTCGATGGGTAAGCCAGTAGTTATCACTGTGACTTTTGGAGAGCACGAATGGGGAAGTGAAATGGTTCCTCAGATAAGAGATGCTATTACTAAGTATGGGCACGCAATTACAATTTTGCCAAACGGATATTTCACTTATCAGGGTAAAAAAGCGGTTTTGATTCAAGATAGCTGGGGAACTGGTTATGGTTGGAATGGTCGAAGGATTCTTACAGAGGATTGGTTTAATCAGCAACGGGTATTGTTTGGTATTTGGTTTGAGGATTTGAACAATTTAGCAATATTTAATAATAGCCCTGATTTGCCTAAAATTCATTACAAATGGACAAGAGATTTATCAGTAGGGATGAGAGGTGATGATGTAGCAATGCTCCAAGTAGCATTAGGAACAATTAAAGATGATAATGGCTATTTATTCCCATTAGTAAATGGACAAGCTCCAACAGGGTATTTTGGCGGTCTTACTCGAGCAGCAGTCAAGCGTTTTCAAGCAATGAACGGTATGGTTGTAGATGGAGTTTGTAATTTAGCGGTTAGGGTTAAATTAAACGATATGTTTTCTTAGTTAAAAACTATGAGCACAACTTATAATGGACCACAGCATTGGGTTGAAAATATACCTGCTTCATCAAAAAGACGAACAAGCAAAAAAGAAACAGATGAAATGATGAAATATTTGATTAGCAGAATAATAGCGTTGAATTATCTGTTGAATAGATTAGATGGCATTAGAGAAGAATTAAAAGAAATAGAGGATATAGCTTTGTTATTGTATAGGGAAGAAAAGAAGTCGGAATAAAATTAAAGCAATTAAAAACCATTATTATGATTAAGCAATTTTATAATAATCACAAGTTATTTTGTAAGAAGGTAATTATCTTAACTATTATATATCTTATCATTTGGCTGTTTTGGTATTTTATACCACAGTAAAAAGGTCGATAAAAATAATTAAATTAACAATAATGAAGGTTAAAGAAGAAAGAAAATTAAAAAAGGAACTTGAAAAAGAAGCTATGGAATTGTGGAAAAGAGCTTGTGCTTTGAAATGGGGAACAAGATGCGAAGTGACGGGCAAACCTGCTTCAACTTTTCACCATTTTATTTACAGAAGTAGAAGTAAAGCGATGACTTATGATGTGATGAACGGTGTTCCTGTTAGTGCTGAAGTGCATAACATAATTCATTTTTCACGGTATGATGATAAAAGATACGAGGTCTTGAATAAAATAATCCAGCATAGAGGACAAGAATGGTTTAATTATATAAAAGCCAAGAGAAATGAACCGCCACCTGCTGGTGTTGGTAGTATAGCTTGGCTACAAGACCAAATTAAAAAGCTTAAAGAATTTATTAACCAGTATGAGAAAAATAACTGACAAGCATGTTTCATTTAGATTGAAAGAACAGTCCAAAAAGAGGAATGAAGAAATTTTTAATTGGATTCTTTCAATTTATCGCATTGCTAATAAGATGCCTACTCTACAAGAAATGGGACAAACCTTTCATTTTTCAAAAGAAAGGGCAAGGCAGATAATGGAACGATTAGTTAAGGAAGGGTATCTGTTCAAGAACAAAGAGCAAGGTTGGAGAACAACTTATATCATAAATCCATTGTGGATTAATAAAAAAAATTAGCATAAAAAAATGACCCAAACTAATTTCTTTGCAATTGTTAGTAGGGGCAAAAAGCAAGTAATTTTAATCAATGATAATACAAGGGTAATTAAGGCAGGCGAAATCGTGAAGAATACCTTTTACAAGGCAGTCAGTAAATCCAAACATTTGTTTAAGATGTTAGATGCGTGGGGATTAGATTCAGAATTATTTAATAAGTATCTTTTGCCTAAAAATATGCATTTAGTTGTATATGATAAAGAGGAGAAATTAGTTTATGAAATTGATGCAAAAGATTTTGATAAAAATGCCCAGTATTATCATTTTAAGAACGGGAATCAAGACCATAGAACACAGATATTTTTGCCAAGAAGATTTTGGTCGATATCTTCTTTGGAGGAATACAAATTAAAACATTTAAGTTTGTAATTAAAAATATGCCTTCTACATTTTACATTATAATAGCTCTTGCATATGGCTATTGGTGTTATAAGATAGCCGAAAGCAAGGGGAGAGATAAAGGTCTTGCATTCATCCTTGGGTTTCTGTTTGGTTTACTTGCAGTCATAGGATATGCTTTGGTAGGAAGAACTCCTGAGAAGGAGGCGGAATACCAAAAGAAAATAGATGAATTAAAAACTAAAATTTAATAATATGATTATAACTAAATACTTTGAATTTGAATCGGCACATCATTTGCCAAATTACGAAGGCAAGTGCCACAATTTACACGGACATTCTTATAAGTTAGAAGTATCAGTAGAGGGACCAGTAGATGAAAACACTGGAATGGTATTAGATTTTGGCATTTTATCTGATATTGTTAAAACAAAGATTATAGATAGATTAGACCATACTTCATTAAATGATATTCTTGAAGTTCCTACTGCTGAAAATTTAATAAAATGGATGCACGATGAATTGGTCGGTTCATTGCCACAAGGCATTACAATTAAAAAGATAAAATTGTATGAAACTTCAAAATCAAGTGCAGAAGAAAACTATTAACATAGTTGAGATTTTTGAATCGTTGCAGGGAGAAGGTAGATACGCTGGAACGCCAATGCTTTTTATCAGATTAGGAGGGTGCAATAGACGATGTTGGTTTTGTGATACTAAGTATTCTTGGACAAATTACAAGCCTTATCCAATAGAAAAAATTGTTAAGATAATTAAAAAATCAAAGTTAAAGAATATTTGCTTTACAGGAGGGGAACCATTACTTCAATTTAATGCTATTAGAGAAATTAGAAGTCAGGTTAAAGATAAAATATTTCATCTTGAAACGAATGGAGATTTGATTAACAGTAAAAATGTTCAACAGTTATTTAGAACATTTAATTATGTTGCTTGTTCCCCAAAGGAATTGGCTACTGCTGAAAAAGTTAGTGGATTATTCAGTGGTTATAGTAAAGATATTTATGATATTAAAGTTGTGACGGATTTGAAAAAAGAAGGGGTTGATATGATTAAATATGCCACGATTTTAATGCCTTTGACTTTTTATGACAAAAGAGATAAAATGATTTTGAAGAAAGTTTGGTGGTATTGCACAGAACACAACATTAGATTTTCACCAAGATTACAATTTTTTATCTTTGGCAAAAAGAAAAAAATATAACTTAACACAATACTTATGAATAAAGATAAAATCAAAGAAATAGTCAGAACACTCCTTTCAGAAATAGGAGAAAATCCTGATAGGGAGGGATTAAAAGAAACTCCTCGCAGGATAGCAGATATGTATCAGGAATTGTTTAGAGGATATGATGAATCGCAAAAGCCTAAAATTACAATTTTTGAAAATGGGGCTGATGGAATAAAATATGACCAAATGGTAATTGATAAAGGTTATTTTTATTCTTTCTGCGAACATCATATGTTGCCTTTCTTTGGCGAATATTATTTCGCTTATATTCCTGATAAGAAAATAATGGGACTTAGTAAAATAGCAAGAATAGTAGATTATTATTCTGCTAAATTACAAATCCAAGAAAGATTAACCAAAGAAATAGTTGATGCAATTGAAAAAGAAGTTCAGCCATTAGGCATTGCTTTGGTTATGAAGGCAAGACATTTGTGCAAAGAAATGAGAGGGGTAAAAAAGCATGATGCCGAAATGACTACCAGTGAAGTAAGAGGAATTTTTAGAGATAATGCTAAAACAAAGGAAGAATTTTTATCAATGATAAAAGAATTTTAACACACTACTATGAGAAACATTTTATCTTATAAACAAATCGATGAATTATTAGATTCTGTAAAATTGCCAGATTACGATTATATTGTGGGTATTGCCAGAGATGGGGTTATCCCAGCGGTAATGCTTTCACTAAAAAAAGATACGCCTTTGGGCTTTATTATTGTTGATAAAGTGACAGAAAAAATTGATATAATTCCCAAGATTCCTAAAAATGCTAAAATTTTGTTTGTAGATAACACGATTAGAACAGGCCATACTTGGGATTTAATTAAAAAGAAATATCCTAATAGTCAGTTGCTTGTTTTATTTGCTGACCCAGAAAATGCGAAGTTGGCTGATTATTGTATTCTGGCTACCACGGACTGGCAAATCACAGAATATGAATTAAGCGATTACAAAACACAGTTTGATGTTGCTTATGATTTAGATGGGGTAATTTGCCCTGACCCTCAAAAGTGGGAATTATTTTTTATCAAGCATTTTAACTGGTATCGTGTTTTGAGAAGGTTGACACTGCCCGTATTGTTTAGACCAGAGCCAAATGCTTTAATCATAACCGGCCGTCCATTAGAGGATAGTTGGTACACGATAAAGTGGCTTCGCAAAAATGGTATTAACAATAAAATAGTATTTTCAAGATTTTATGAGGGGTATGAAAATATACCAAAAGTAAAATACGGGTTCCTTATGCATTATGGGATTAAAACTTATTACGAAAGTGATAAGTGGATAGCCGATGAATTACAAAAATTGTGTGGAGATAAAGTTAAAATAATTGTATTAAATAATAATAATAAACATGAATAAACAAAAAGTTGTTATCATGACCAGTGGTGGTCTTGATAGCTATGTAGCATATTATTACGCTAAAAAAATGGGATACGAGCCAGTTCCTGTTTGGGTAGATTTGGGACAGCCGTATGCCAAAAAGGAAGAAGCATCAATTGATAGTTTTGAATTTGCCAACGAGGTTAAAAAAATTCACATTGATTTACTCAGGCCAGAATTTAATAATGTGCCAGATATAAACCATTGGATTATTCCTGGTAGAAATCTTTTGTTAGCAGTTATAGGGGCTTCTTTTGGCGATAGGGTTTGGATTTGTGCATTAGATGGGGAGATGCATAAATTTGCCAGAGAAAGAGATAAAACTCCTGAATTTTATCATTTAAGCAGTGGATTACTTACTTATGTTTTTGATATTTTGAGACCAGAAACAGTAGTAGAAACTCCTTTTGCTAATATGACTAAAACAGAGATAGTGAAATGGGCTTTAGAAAATGGAATAACTCCAGAACAATTGTTAAAAACAAGTTCTTGCTATGATGGTGAAGCTGGTAAACCTTGTGGTAAGTGCGGAACCTGTTTCAAGAGATGGGTAGCATTGACCAACAATGGCTTATCAGAGGAATATGAATATCCGCCTTATGGGGAAGAAAACTTATATGCCCAAGATAGTATTAAAAAGATGAAAGAGGCTTGGGATAAAAAAGATTTCTCCCATTACTCAGAAAAAAGAATAAAAGAAACTTTTAGTGCTTTAGAAAAAGCAGGCATAAAGATTTTATAATACCATTATGAAGTTGTATTTTGCAGGGGCTGAAAATCCAAGCATGCTTCATCTTTTGGTAGATGCTGGTGCTACTAATGTTTTAATGTCGTATTATTACTTAAAAGAATATGGGATTAAGGATATAAAACATTGGTTGGCTTCAGAAAGGATAGATTATAATAAACTGCATATTTACTTAGATTGTGGAGCATTTACTGCCCATATGCAGGGAGTCACAATAGATTTGCAGTCGTATATCAACTTTGTCAAATTCAACGAATCAGTATTAACCGCCTATTCTGCCTTGGATGATAAGGATAGCCCTGAAAATACAAAAAGAAATCTTGCCATAATGGAGGAGCAAGGATTAAAACCAGTCGCTGTTTATCACATAACGATGAACGATTGGGATTATTTGACAGAATTATGCCGAACTCACAATTATGTGGCTATTGGGGCTATCGCAGGAGAGCATGCTGATAGGTCATTGATAGAAAGGAACCTGATGAAAGCCATAAGTATTGCCAAGGAATACAAAACCAGGTATCATATTTATGGATTTACAGCGTATCATTTCTTGGCTAAATATCCCGTATATTCAACTGATTCAACTGATTGGTTGCACGGCGGTAAAACAGGGGTAGTTTGGATACCAGATAACAATAGGTTTATGGTCCAAACTCTTAGTTATCACGATAAGCAATTATTTAGATATAAGTCCAAGCTGGAAGAAATGGGAGTGGATTATAACAAGGTCATAGATGACAGGGGCTGGAAAGAAAGGAATAAAGCCAATATCAAAGCTATATTAGAAATGAACAGGGTCTTGAACCAGCGGTATGAAGCATTAGGTATGCGATACTGGGACCCAGTAGATGCCGAGGAATTGCAAGCCCAAAACCAAACTCAAGCCCCGCCTCAACCATCAGAAGAGCCATTAAGTAATAACGAAACTATGCCGAATGAAGTAAATGAAAATCCAAATGAAGCAGAGGGTCAGGAGCTCAATGGCTTTGAACAGAATAAAGGCAAAATCCAAGAGATACTAAAGAATAATCCAGAAATAGAAGAAAAAAGAAAAGAACGGCAAAGGGAGTGGGCTAAAACAGGATTAGCTCACTTCAAGACAGGCAAATATGCTGCCTTATCAGTTTTATTCCCAGATAAGGATTATGCCAAAAGCTCCTTGGGAGAGGATTATGACCCAAAAGAATTTTATAATAGCATTATAGAATCTGTTAAAGATTTTAATGTTAATGATTCGGATAAGGTGTTAGAAATGCTCAACGAAATAATCAAAGCAGATATTGTAAGGGCAGCAAAAAACTTGATTTACGAATCTGCTGATGGAGGCCTACAAGATAAAAATTTGACAACTTTAATCAACAACATTTCAAGCAGGTTGTTAGCCATAATGGCTTTAAGAAAACCTGAAATTAACATCAGTAATACAATAGTGCAAACAGCAGAAGAGATAAACAACACTTTTGACGAAAATACTAAGCAGCAACTTATCTATGCCCTTAGACGAAGTATTGAACAATCTAAATCAGGAGAATAAGAAGCAATTGCTTTTCTTTTTAGAAAATCCGCAGTATAACAAAATGCCTTATTTGTCGTATGGTGAGTTTATTGATAAAGTCCTTGGCGTTAAAGATGATGTTTATCAAAAAGTAAGGGAAGAAGGAGAAAAGATAATCAAAGGTATTGTAGAAGGCAGGTATAATGAAGGAGTAGCATTGTGGGGTATTGGCTCTGGTAAATCCTTTTTAGCTTCAACTATCAGCTTATGGTTTGTTCATTACTTGCTTTGCTTAAAAAACCCGCACAAGTATTTCGGCATTACTAATGATAAGCCAATAGCCGTAGTGAATATGGGTACCACTGGAACACAAGCTAAAAATGTTATCTTTGCTGGCTTGAAAACAATGATAAAGAATAGTCCTTGGTTTATGCAATTCAACCCAGAAGTGCTCCAAACAGAAATTAGATTTGAAAAAGGCGTTTCTTTATACTCGGGTAATTCACAAGAAACGATGCCAATTGGGATGAACGTGATTTGTGGCGTCTTAGATGAAGCAGCTTGGTATGTGGATACAGAAAATCATAGCATTGCCGAGAACATTTACAACACAATGAAAAACAGAATCGTCTCTCGCTTTGGGAATAAAGGTTTTATCTTTGTTATTTCAGCACCAAGATATGTTGATGATTTTATTACTTCGCATTACGAAAAAGTAAAAGATAATCCAAACATTTATTCCTCAAAGTATAAAACTTGGGAAGTAAAAGATAGGGATAGAATGAGTCCAGAAACTTTTGTTTTTGATACGGGAACAGAAAAGTGGGTAGTGCCAAATGATTTCAAAACTGTTGCGGAATTAAATCCTGAAAAATTTATGCGGGACTTTGGGGCAATGCCAAGTTTAGTTTTACAACCATACGATAGGGATGCTGAAAGGATAAAAGATTGTATGACCTTGGACTATCCAGAAGAAAATGGTCGATTAAAAAGTTCTTTCAGAGGATTGCCTGGGGTCAATTACTATATTCACATTGATTTGGGCTATAAGCACGATGCTTGCGGATTTGCTATGGGGCATCTCAATGGCTACGATGAAAGCGAGGGAGAATTAAAACCAAAAGTTGCTATTGATTATATTGTTAAAATCTCTGCTCCACCAGAAGGGGAAGTAAGATTTAGCGATGTTAGGTCTTTGATTTATGATTTACAAGCGAGAGGATTTTATATCAAGAAAGTAACTTACGATGGATTCCAAAGTGTTGATAGTATTCAAATATTAAGAAGCAAAGGAATAGAATCAGAGGTCTTATCAGTTGATAGGACTATGGCTCCTTATGATACGATGAAGGAAATGATTCACAGTAATAGATTTGTTAGTTGCTACTATCAACCATTGTATGATGAATATATCAGGTTGGAATTAGTTAAAGGGAAGAAAGTTGACCATCCAGCAAAAGGTAGCAAAGATGTTGCTGATGCGGTAGCAGGAGTATGTTATATGGTTGCATCAGATACGGATAATGTAGCAAGTCATTGGAAGGATGAACCAACTGGTAGTGATGAAACAGAATTTGGTAATATACTGGACAAACCATTTTAGCCCTAAAAAAATTTGACTTTTATGAACATTCTGTTTTATAATAAACTAAATCTAACTATTCAATAAAATGCAAATACCTTTTTTTAACTCAAACAAAAAAAGTTTTCAAGAAACTGTAATTAAGCCAGATGAAGAAATTGGAGCAACAGGTACTGCTATTTTTGCAGGACAAGTAAGCAACGCTGATTATGTTCCTGAATTAACAGGGAATAACGCATTATTAGTGTATGATAAGATGCGAAAATCAGATGGAGTTGTGGGAGCTGTTTTACTTGCTTGTGAATTGCCAATTAGGTCAGCCACATTTTATGTTGAACCAGCAAGTGATGACCCCCAAGACCAAGAGATAGCTGAATTTATTGAAAATAATTTATTCAAAGGGATGACAATTACTTGGGATGACTTTTTAAGGCAAGCTTTGTTGATGCTTCCTTTTGGTCATATGGTTTTTGAAAAAGTTTTCACTGAGGTTGAATACAAAGGTAATACTTATATTGGTTGGAAAAAATTTGCTCCTCGATTGCCTACTTCAATTTACAAATGGGAAACAGTAGACCATCAGCCCGGCATTACTCAAATTTTGCCAGATGGTAGTCAGCCATCAATTCCGATAGAAAAGTTATTGATATTCACTTATAGGAAAGAAGGCGATAACTGGTTAGGCACTTCTATTTTGCGAACTGCTTATCGGGCTTGGTATTTCAAACAGCACATTGAAAAGATAAATGCTATTGCGATTGAGAGACAAGGAATTGGAATACCATATGCTCAATTGCCACCAAACCATACGCCATTAGATGTAGAAAAAGCCAAAGAGATACTCCAGAACATGAGGGCAAATGAAAAAGCTTATCTTATCAAGCCTAATGGTTGGGATATTGGCTTTATTGATATGAGAGGTAATACTGTTGTTAATCCGGCTCCTACTCTTGCAAGATATGATAGAGAAATAATGCTTTCAACTTTGACCCAGTTTATGGATTTGGGCTCTCGTGATGTTGGCTCAAGAGCTTTAAGCACTGACCAATCAACCACTTTTGAAAATAATTTACAAGCCATTGCAAAACAGATTTGTGATACTATTAACAACTATGCTATTAAGCAATTAGTTGATTTGAATTGGAATGTTAAAGATTATCCTACTTTGAAATTTACAAAGATTGGTAGAATTGATTACGATAGATTTGCCAGTGCTTTACAAAGTTTAGCAAGTGCTGGAATATTAACTCCTTCACCTGAATTAGAGGATTATATAAGAGATATGTTAGGCTTGCCAGCAAAGAAAGAAGTTTTAGAACAACCAACTCCAGAAACTCCTAAACCAACTGATAAGGAAGAAACAAAAGTTGCACAAGAGCCAAAAGTATTTCAGGAATGGCATCCGCCTCGTGCACTCACTTTTGCTGAAAACAAAGTTCGCTGGGACGATGTTCATAGAACAATGGAACAGTCAGAAAAAGAAATAGGAGTGGAATTAAGAAAAATTTTATCTAAAATTCAAAGTGATTTGATTGCTCAAGTCCAAAGGATACTTTCAACTCCTAACATATCTGAAAAAAGACAAAGAGTTTTGAATTTGAATGTTAAATATCAAAATGATTATAGGCAGTTAGTTTATCGTCAATTAAAGAAAATGTTTGACTATGGAAAAGAAATTGCTGCTCACGAAATGCACAAACCTGTTCCTGCTACACCAGCCGATGATTTGTTAAACTTATCCAATAGGGCAGATGCTTTAGTTGATGCAATGGAAAATGATTTGATAAAAGTGGCTAAACTTGCTATAATAGATGTGTTAGAAGGAAAGAAATTTGCTGATGAAGTTCCTTTGACAAAAGCGTTAGCCCTAATTGGAAAATCAATTAAAGATAAGATTGCAACATTGGGAGATATTACTCCGTCTATCATAGTAGGAGGAGGCGTGAACCAAGGACGACGAGTTTCTATAAAAGCATATTACGATGATGTTTATGCTTTACAAAGAAGTGAGATATTGGATGACCACACTTGCTCCTTCTGTGCTGCAATGGATGGTAGAGTTTTATCCAAAGATGACCCACTAACAAATGAGGATATATTCCATCCATATTGCCGTGGAATATGGGTTGAAATAATGAACGATGAATTTCAAAAGCCCCCAATTACTGGTATTCCTGATAGCTTGCGAAATTCTTATAATGGACTAATGTAATCAAAGTTAAACTTTTTAACAACTATGCCATACACAATTCAAAATCCGCCAGATAAAATAAAAGATTTGCCAAAGCATGCAAAAGAAATTTGGATTGCTGCTTTTAATTCTGCTTTGGCACAATACAAAGATGAAGCCAAAGCTAATATGGTAGCTTGGGCTGCTGTTAAAACTAAATATGAACAAGATAAAGATGGAAAATGGGTATTAAAGCAAGCTTCCGAATGTGCTACTTATTATCCAGTAAAAATTGAAACATTGAAATTTGAGGAGGATGATACCACAAAAGAAATTAAAATTATTCCGGTAGGAGAGTGGGACCATCCTCAGTATGGTAAAATCAAAATCACTGAAAAAGATATCGCTGAATTTGTTAAAAATTTCAACGATGGAGTAAGAAACGATATACCAATTACAGAAGGTCATGCTAATCCAGGCGAAACCAAACCAGCAATAGGTTGGTTTAAAAAACTAATCAATAAAGGTCGAGATGGGCTATGGGCTGTCGTAGAATGGACTAACAAAGGAAGGCAGTTAATTCAGGACAAGGCATACAAATACTTTAGTCCTGAATTTTATACCATCTATGAAGACCCAGAAACTCATAAAATTAGAAAAAATGTTTTAGTAGGAGGGGCTCTGGTAAATAAACCTTATTTTAAGGAATTGCCAGCAATAGTCCTCTCTGAAGAAACATTAAATCAAAATAACAATAATAATATGAATTTAATGGATGTTATTATTAAAACTCCTGAAAGCTTAACTGATGAAGAAAAAGCTTTCTTAAAGGAGCACAAAGATGAATTATCCGAGGAAGCTAAAATTATTTTTGCTTCTGTTTTAGATGAACAACCTGAACAAACTGAAACCACAGAAACAGAGGAACCGAAAACAGAGGAACCAAAGGCAGAGGAACAAAAGACAGAAACTCCAGCCACTGAAACTCAAGCCACTGAAACTCCCAAAACCGAAACTCCTGCTCAAGAAGCTCCAGCTCAAGAGACAACTGAAAAAGTTGCTTCTGAAAAAATTGAAGCTTCTGAGAAAATTACAGCAGATGAGGGCAATGTTCTTATTGATAAGAAAACTCTCAAACTATTAGAAGAAAAAGCTGAACAAGGAGTTCGTGCTATGGAGGAATTACGCAGACAAAGATTAGAAACTTTTGCTGAATCTTTGACATTCAGTGAGCACAATGCCAATGGCGTGTTCTTGCCTAAATCAAAGAACAAGGTGATGAATTTTATAATGTCATTATCAGAACCGCAAATAGAACAATTCAAAGAACTTGTTAGCGAATTGCCGAAAGTAAATCTATTTGGCGAAATAGGGAGTGATTCTGCGATATCTATTTCTGCAGAGGAACAATTAGATAAACTCGTCAAAGCAAAGATGAGTGAATCTAATTTAAGTTATACTCTTGCATTACAACAGGTATTAGCAGAACATCCTGAAATTGCAGAAAAAATTGCATAAAAAAGTGGAAGGAGGAATGGAGGTCGTGTTCATTCCTAAACTTAAAAAATTAAAAATACTAAAATGAGTCAAGCTTTAGGTGTATTAGATTTAACATTCGTAGCAGGAGAGGATTTAAGCAATGCACAATATCAGTTTGTTCGCATTAGCGATAACCAAACTGTGAAATTGTGCACTACTGGTGCTCTCGATGCTATTGGTGTTTTACAGAACAATCCAAAAGCAGGGGAAGAAGCCCTTGTGAGAGTTCTTGGAACCTCCAAGGTAAAGGCCGATAATTCTTCTATCGCTGCTGGGTCAAGAATAGTTTCAAGCGATAATGCAAAAGCTATGCAAAAACCAACTACTGGCACAGCTACCACACTTGGTATTGCTTTAGAATCAGCAAATGGCTACGATATTTTTGAAGCTTTCTTGATTCACGATACTTTTTAATTATTAACTAATTAAATATAAACGAGTATGAAACCTACATTACAAGATATTCGATATGACCCTGTATTAGGCAATGTTTCTGTCGCTTATCAAAACGAGGCTTACATTGCCGAACAAATTTTGCCAGTGATTCCTACTACTACCAGAACTGGAAAGTATTTCAAATATGATACTTCCAAATTCCGCAAAGAAAATAGCTTAAGGGCTATGGGAGCTCCGGCAAAAGAAGTTGATTATGGGGTTGCTTTAAGCGTTCCTTATGTTTGTTTAGACCATGCATTAAAGGAATTAGTTCCTGATGAATTAAAAGAGCAAGCTCCAAATCCTTTAAATCCTGAAATTGATGCTACTGAAAATGTCACTGAAAAATTATTAGTAGAAAAGGAATATACTTTAGCATCTTTAATGCAAGATACTAATCGTATTCCTAATCACGTAGTTTTAAGTGGCCCAACTCAATGGTCAGATTATTCTAACTCTGACCCAATTAAAGATATCAAAGAAGGTAAGAAAGCTATTCACTCTTTGATATTCAAAGAACCAAATGTTTTACTTCTTGGTAAAACAGTTTATGATGCTTTATTAGACCATCCAGCAATCATCGAAAGAATTAAATATCGCACTGATGCAGCCACAACTGATATTTTAGCTCGTATCTTTGGAGTAGAAAAAGTATTAGTTGGTGCAGCAGGTTATGAGGAAGCTCCAGAAGGTCAAGATTCTTCAATGTCTTACATCTGGGGTCCAAATGCTTGGTTGCTTTATGTTAGTCCAAAACCTGGTATCAAACAGATTAGTTTTGGTTATCACTTCCAGTTTGGTAATCGAACAGTTGATAAATGGTATGATACTGATAGAGAAGGTACTTGGATTCGTGTTCATGATAATTATGCCCAAGAAATTGTTTCAACTGACGCTGCTTACTTAATCTTAAATGCAGTTGCCTAAATAGTGGGCTAATTGATAATCCTCTTTGGCTTTATGCCCAGGAAGGAAAGAGGATTATAATTAGGTCATTATCAATATTAAAGGTCGAATAATTAAAAAAATAACTTAAAACTATGGAACAAAATAAACAAAAAGAAGAGGTCAAAATTTCAATGTATGACCCTTCAATTGATGCTTATAGGGAAATATCTTTGGAGGCTGCAAAGAAATTTGTAGAATCTGCCAAAGAGGTCGAAAAACAAATTAAAGAATTAGAACAAGTATGGACAAATCAAACTTAAAAGAACTTGCTGGACATACAACCAAATGGACAATTACTAAGTATGCCAGCGAAAATGATTACAAAAACAATAATCCATTTGATATAGTTAATTTTGAAGGGAATATTCTTGTTAACGAAGGTATCAATTATCTTTTAACAATGATTGCTACTGATAACAAAGTAGGCACTCCTTGGAGCAATGCCAATGCTTATTTAATAGTTGGAACTGGTTCAACTGCTGCAACTGCAAATGATACTCAAGCCACTTTCACTAATGGCGTAGTGAAACCAATGGATGCAGGTTATCCTACTTATGGAACAAATCAAACCGTGACTTGGCAAGCTACTTTTGGGGCTAATGATGCTAATCAAGCTTGGAATGAATTTGGGGTATTAAATGCAGCAACTGGTGGTAAATTACTTAATAGAAAAGTTTCTGCACAAGGAACAAAAGTTTCAGGACAGGTTTGGGTATTAACTGTGCAAATAACTTTAAGTTAAAGTGGGCTAACCTTGGCTCATTTTGGCTTATGGAATTTTCAAGATTATTGATATAAGGAATATATTTAATCCCATTGTAGGGTGATAATTTTAATTTACGGTTTTAGATTTGTTTGAAGTAATATGGCTTGGTATAATTCATCTTGGCAATATAGACAAAGTATAACAATATCTGGTAGTTCAGGTGCTGGCACAAACTATCAAGTTCCTTTGAATATTGGTGAAAGTTCAGGTTCAACTGGATATAATTTTCAATTAAACGGACATTCAGCAAAATTCCCTTCTGCCAAAAATGATGGAGGTGATTTAATATTTACTGCTTCAGATGGGACTACTTTATTAAATTTCTGGGTAGAAAGTGTTTCTGGAACTTCTCCTAATAGAGTTGCTAAAGTATGGGTAAAAGTTAGTGCTGATTTAGGTAGCAACCAAACTATATATTGCTATTATGGAAATGCTAATGCTACCAATGCAAGTAATGGTTTTAATACTTTTATTTTCTTTGATAATTTTGATGATTATACTACAACCTCTGTTACGGAAAAAGGAAGATGGGCAGTAGGAGTAGATGGTGTATTTTCTATTGATACTACTAATCATAGATTATATATCAATAATCCATCGGGTGGTTTTGGTCATTGGATAAAAGCACGGAGTGGTGGTTCAGATGTAACAATAAGTAATTGTGCTATAGAAACGAATATTTATAATAATGGAGGATATAATGAATGTGCAATAATGGCACGAGGACAAGCAGACCCAGCAGCAAATAGTTATGAGTTTATAGAAAGCACATATGCAAGCCCATATTGGCATATAAATAAAAGAAGTGGTTCAACGAGTTATGATTTGGCAAACAACACAACATCTGCTGTTACTGGTCAGTGGATGCACTGGACAACAAAATTAAATGGAAGCACTTTAAGTTTTGTATCTGATGTTGGGTTAACAACAGCAATATCTGCAACAGATTCCGCATTTTCATCTGGAATAGTTGGTGTATTAACTTGGGGTAATACAGTAAGTTATATAGATGATTATAGAATTCGTAAATATGTTTCTCCTGAACCAGTATTTAGTTCAGTTGGAAGTGAAGAGAAAGTAGTAATAATTTTAGATAGCGGAAGTGAAAATGATATAGTCGGAATAAAACAATTTAGAGCAATTTCAGATATTGGAAGCGGAGTAGAAACTTCTTCAATTAAAGGAACAATTCCTATATTAGATTCAAGTATTGGTGCTGATTTAATAAGTATTCTAAAAAAATTAACTATACAAGATGAAGGAAGTGGAATTGATAATCTCCTTTTAGTAGCAAATATACTGATGAGTGATAAGGGAACAGCAACAGAAATTATAAATATTCTTTCAAACTTAGTAATAAATGATTCAGCAATTGGAGTAGAAGCATTAAACATATTACATACTTTAGCGATAAGCGATAGTGCTATTGGTTCTGAGGCAATATCAGTATTAGGCAAGATAGCTGTTAGTGATTCAGCTTTGAGCACTGATGCTTTAATAATTTTATTCAAATTAGCAATTCAAGATACAGCACAAGGACAAGAAGCAATTAACATTTTAGCAAAATTAGTATTAAAAGATTCCGGAATAGGAATTGATAAATTTAATGTTTTAGTTAAATCATTATTACAGGATACAGGAAGTGGAATTGATTTAATTAAGATTTTAAGCAAAATTTTTGTATCAGATTCAGCATTAGCAACAGAAATGATAAAAGTGTTGGTACAAGTTGCTGTTTCTGATAGCGGATTAGGAGCAGATGCAGTTAATGCTTTGATAAAATTATCCATTGCTGATACTGGTATTGGAAAAGAAATTATAAATATATTAGCAAAAACAGTTATAACAGATATTGGAATTTCAACTGAAGCAATAAATATTTTAGCAAGAATAGGAATTTCAGATGCTGGAGTAGGAAACGATGCCGTAGGTCTTATCTATAAAATAGCAGTTCAGGATTCAGGTATAGCGATAGAGACAATAGATATTCTAAGAAAGATACTCATTTCTGAAATTGGGTTAGGACAAGACGAAGTAAATTTACTAATCAAATTAGCACTTTATGATACAGCAATAGGAATAGATGAGACGTCTTTGACAAACTATTTACACATTTCTGATGCTGGAACAGGAATGGATGTAATGCAAAGAATTGAGGTTGCAATTAAAGTAGTAAAACTTATTAGACAACTGGGAGTTTTATTGACTAAAAATCAAAAATCGGCTATACTGACAAAAGGAGTAAAGGAAGCTATTGACACAGATAATCACGAAACAGTAATTCAAACGAAAGGGACGGAGGAGGTTATGCAAACTAAAAATCAAAAAATAATAATATGATAACATTTATTGCCCCAACTGAAGATTTTATAAAATCATCACAAACAGAAACTACTGCAGTAGCCAAAGCTTCTGATTCGCCTGTTTCTGTTGCTGTAAAAAGCAACCAAGGATTTGAGGTGGGCGATTATGTGGTAGTTAAAAGAATAGGAACAGAACAAGCACACATTTGTTCAATTGATGATGTAGTTGGAAATGAAACGATAATACTTCACAACTTATTGCACGATTTAGCAGTAGGAGACCAGATAACTAAAATAGCGTTTAATCAAAGAAAACTTTATGGATGTGCCACAAAAGATGGGACATATGTTTTTATTGAAGCAAAAGATATTGCAGTAGATAATCCGCAAGGAACTCCTTTTACTTATAATGGAACAGAGTATAACTGGTTCAAAGCAACTTACTATAATAGCAGGACTGCAACTGAAACAGATATTAACGATGCCATAGCAACGCAATTAGATGGCTTATCTCATTATTGCAGCATTCACGATATTAGAGAGGAAGCTGGATTCCTTGATAACAACTATATTGATGATGGAAGAATTAACGCTTTAAGATTACAAGCCGAAGCAGAAGTCAAAGCTTCAATTGGAAGTGTGTATGCTTTGCCACTCAAAGCTCCTAATGAAGTAGTTAGGACTATTACAAAGTTGTTAGCAGCAGGTTGGTTGATGTATCAGGAATATGGAGTGGAAGCTTCGGGCACAAGCAAAGATGGAACGGATAAAATTAAACAAGCAAGAAGTATGCTGGATGCTATTAGAAACCATACTTTAAGATTATTTGATGAAAATGATGTTGAATTAGAAAGGGCTCCTGCTTCTGTTAGTGGAGGAACAATTGAGGGATATCCAAATAACACAGCTCCAGATTCTGAATCAGCTCAATTCAAAATTGACCAGCAATTTTAATATGTATTTATCTTTTGAAATAGAAGGAGAAAAACAGTTATCACGCAACTTGCGAAATATAAGCGAGGATATGGGCGATTGGACAGATACTTTCAAAAAAGTTGGTGCTCAATTAGTAAGTTTGTTTTCTGGTCCAGTATTTGATACGCAAGGTGCTGAAATAGGAGAAAGTTGGGCTCCAAGAAAAAAAGATTATCCTTGGCCTCTTTTACAAAGGACAGGAACAATGCGAAGAAGCTTTGATTATGAAGCGGGAAAAGATTATGTGGTGGTATATAACAAAGCTCCTTATTTTGCTTTTCATCAAAGCAATAAACCAAGACATAAATTGCCTCGAAGGGTAATGATGAAAATAGATGAAAAAAGAAAAATGGATATTGTGCACACTTTCAACTATGATTTAGTATATCGCTTGCACAAAAGATTATCTTGATTTTAATTTTAAAACAAAGTATAATTAGTTATATGGAAGACATAGTTAAAACAGTAATAAAATTGTTAGAGGATAATGCTTCTGCTGAATTGAAAAGACCATTTTTTGATGGAGACCCGATAATGGTTTCGAAATCAATTATGCCGACTGTTGCAGTAATGCTTGAAAATGAAACAGTGGATTTGGGACCAACTGGTTTTGATACAAGGCAATATACTTTGACCATTAAAGTTATTGTTAATAAAGAAAATGATTTTAATAAAGAACCAGCCCAAGTTGTTGCTCATAAGACATTGAGGGATTTTATTGAGGGAGTAGAAAATGGAGCCATTAGGGACGATAGTATAATTTCAATTTTAAGAAAACATTTCACATTGGATAATGGAATTCTTAATCAACAAATAAAGGTCGTATATAATACAATTAAAAGAGAGGATATTATATCAGAAGAAGCTTGGATTACTTTTACAGTTATTAAAAATGTAGAAGTGCCAAACAGAAGTTAAACTTTAATTATTCAAAAATATGGCTAAATATAAAAATATAAGTGGTAAAACATTAACTTTAATAGGTATTGGAATTATTAAACCTGACGAGGTTTTTGAAACCGAGCAGGATATAAATAATCCAAACTTTGTTAAAGTTAATGAACAAAAGGTCGAAACAAAAGAGGAAGAAAAAACTAAAACAAAACATAAAATAGAACAATAATATGGGAACTGTAAATAAAAATGAAAAATTAGCTAATCTTGGATATTTAGCTTTGGGAAAAGAAACAACCAAAGGTGTAGCTGTTAAGCCATCTATTTTTGCCTATCTGTTAGAGGAGGATATTAAGCACGATATTCACTTAGATGAGGATAACTCAATTGTTGGTATTCGAGAGAAAAGATTTAAGGTTTTTAGAGGACAAGAATCAATTTCTGGTAATATCAAAGTTATTGCCGAGCCAACTACGATTGGTCATTTCTTTAATATGCTTCTTTACAAAGCAGATGAGAATGGAGTTGGAGATGCTACAACTGGTTATACTCATACTTTCACAGTTGGAGGAGACCCGAAATCTTACACATTAGAATTTTTGAAAGGGAATATTCCTGTTAGGTTAATTGGTGCAGAGGCAAAAAGCATTACTCCTGATTTTCAAGATAATAAGATGGTATTAGAAATAGCAATTGTTGCCAGAAAACTTTTCTCATTAGCACCAATAGCAAGTGCTTCTGGAACAACAGTAGTTTTAGATGATAGCGAAAGACCAAATCCAACAGATGGATTAACCACAGGTGATACTTTAAGATTATATGATATAAGCGCAGGAACCTATGAAGATGTTGATATTACTGCTATTAACACTGATGGTAAAACTTTAACAGTAAGCACAATTTCTGGAACTTATGATAGTGGAGATTTGGCTTATCTTGCTCCATTAACTCCTGCTTATGATACATTAGGAGAGCCATTTAGTTGGGCAAGAACTCAATTCAAATTTGGAAATGATATTGCTACTGCTCTCGCTGCTACTCAAACCAGAATGGAAAAAGATAGCAAATGGACTATTAAATATGATTTAGAAAATGAAGAAGGTGCAAGGAGAAGTGGTGGTTTTGCTCCTGCTAATTTTGTAAGAACTAATGCTGATGCTGAAATTAAATTAAAACAATTCTTTAGCGATGGACAAGATTTAAATCAGTTCTTACAAAGAGTGCCTCAAGCTCTTGTAGTAGAACATACTTCGCCGTCAAAAGCTGGTTCAAATAATAACGCCTTGTTAAGAATTAAATTCAATAAGTATTATATTAAATCAGATAATGTTCCTCTAAAAGCTGGTTCAATTATTTACTCTGAATTAGATTTAGTTCCTGTTTATAGTGATGCTGATGGACAGATGTTTAGCGTAGAATTATTGACAGACCAGCAAACAATTTAGCAAAGACAAGGGGACGCCAAGTTCTTTGAGGAAACCTTCCTGCCTCTTAGAACTGGCGCCTCCTTGACTGCAGTAAATTTAATTTAATAAAAAAATGGAAAGAGAAACTATTAAAATCACAACCCCGGTAGAAAAACATGAAGTAGTGTTAAAAGCTTGGCTAACAGGAGGAGAAAGAAGGGCATTGAGAAATGCCTTTTTATCAAAAATGGACATCTCTGTTGGAGAAGACAAGGTAAATACTGAGAAAATAAATTCAGCCGAAGTAATAGAGGAAGCAGAAAATAAAACTTTTGAAACAGTTATTGTTTCAATTGATGGCGATAGCAAAGATATTGTTAAAAGATTATTAGAAATGAGGGATACTGATTACAACTTCGTCACAGAAGAGATTAAAAAAATAACAGAGGAAAAAAGTTTTTTCGAATCAAAGACAACGCAATAAAGCAGTATTTTCTCGGTTATCTCACAGAGGAAATGAAGATAGTTACAATTTGCCACGAGATGGGTTGGACTTACTGGGAGTATCTTTCACAACCTTCGTGGTTTTTAGATTTACTGGTAGAGAAGTTAAGGATTGATGCTGAAAGGATGAAGGAATCAACTAATAAAATTCAATAATAAAATGTTTGACGAAGCAATAAACATTATTATAAGATTCAAGAACGAAGCCGAGGAAGCCATTAACCAAGCACAGAAACAGTTAAAAGATTTGGAACTTCAAACAGAAAAAATGACAAAAGCAGGGAGAGATATGGCTCTTGTGGGTGGTGCTATTAAAGGTTCCTTGGCATTGATGGTTAATGCTGCTCAATCATCAGAAATTTCTTGGAGAAAAGTTGGACAGGAGATAAAACTGGCTGGTTTGAATATGCAGGATGCAATGCCCAAGATAAAACAATTTGCTACTGCTATGCAAGATGTAACTGGAATTTCAGATGAAATGGTTGGAGAATTTGTTGGTAGGATGTTGCCTATAACCAAAGATGTTGGGTTGGCTATGAAGGCCACTCAAATTGCAATGGATATGGCAGCAGGAACAGGCAGGGATTTTGAATCAATGCAGGTAGCAATGACGATGGCTTTACACGGGAATATTGAAGCATTGCGAAGGTATGTTCCAGAAATACGAGGATTAAGCGAGGAGGAAATGAAAAATATGACCACAACCGAGAAGGTTAATTTTGCTTTACAAGCGTTAGAAAAACAATTTGGAGGAATGGCAAAAGCGTCAGCCAGTCCATTTATGATTTTGAAAGAAACTTTGAACGATTTGTTTGAAACGATAGGAAACTTGCTTCTGCCCTCTGTAAATCAATTAGCATTACATTTTGCCAATGCTATAAAATCATTAACAAATTGGATTAACGAAAACAAAGAAGCAGCAACTGTTATTGTTAAAGTGGTATCAGTTATAGGTAGCCTTTTGTTAGTAATGGGAACTGCAACAATGGTAATTGCAAAGTTAAGTGCTGCAATGAAATTGTTTGGTATAACAAGTTTAGCAGCCCAAGGCACAGTTGGTTTAATTGCAGCTGGCTTAATAATTGCTATTGGTTTAATAATAAAGTTCAAAGACCAGATAGCTATTGCTATGTTCACGGTAAGAGGTTGGGGATTAGAAATAGAAGCAGCCACTGAAAGATTACTTCATCATACTGATGCATTACAAAAAACAGAAGAAGCTATAAAAATTAACAATTTAGTACTTCAAGATTTGAAACAACATGTTTCTGATAGCAAGAACAAAACAGATGCATTAAGCGATTCAAGCAAAACTCTGGATGAGATGTTAAAGAATATCAAAGTTAGTGCCAAGGATATGGGTGGGGAAATGAAAACAGTATTAGGATTATCAGAGGATAAATTCAAAGAAGTGATTGATGCTGCCAAAGATTTAAGAACTAAAATGGCTGATATCAACAAGGATTTAGCAAATATAGATAAGGAATATAATAAAGATAGCTTAAAAAATAAAGAGGAATATGAGGAAGAAGTTGCTAAATTGATAGCCGAAACTCAACAAAAGAAACAAGAATTGGAATATGAGCAATGGGAAGCAAAACAGAGAGGGGATACGGAGGAGGTAAATAACCTTGCTCGTCAGATTGCTGAACAGGAATCTATTTTGACCAGCTATGCCAATGCCCATATGAACATTGATAATCAGGTAGCGGAATATGCTGATTATCTCAGGATGAATGAATTTCAAAAATTACAGTATGATTATCAAAAGAAACAGCTGGAAAGAGAACGGGATATGCTTCAAGAAAAATTGGCAAAATTGCAGGAATTAAAAGATGCCACAGAACAGTATAATGCTATTATAAATATGTTTGGTAAAGAAAAAGCTGAATTTGTTAAAAAAGAAATTGAAAAGTCCAAGACATTTAAGGAGAAGTTAGATGAACAGTATCAGAATTTGAAAAATTGGGCAGATGCTGCTATTGCTGTTTATCGCAATTTAGCAGCTCAAGCCAATGCTGCTATATCAAGTATAGGTAGTGGTAGAGTAGTAAGTGTTGGCGGGGTAAGTTCATCGACAGGGTATCCTGTTAAAAGAGGTTATCAAGAAGGAACTTCGTATGTTCCTGAAACTGGTTTATATATGCTTCACCAAGGCGAACAAGTAATTCCAAGAGATAGGGTAGGAAGCAGATTTGGTGGTATCGTTGTTAATATCAATGGAGGGACTTATCTTTCGCAAGAAGTAGCAGAAGCAATTGGGGATAAAATTATTGATAAATTAAGATTGCAGTTTAACGTATGACCATTACAGTACAAATCAATGGCATAGATAGAACAAATTATGTTGTTTGGAAGTCATTAAGAATAGAAAATATACTTTCAAAGCAAGTTGATACTTGCAATTTTACAATAGAGAATTACGAAAATAAAATTTACAAACCAAATGTTGAAGATGATGTTAAAATTTACAGGGATAGTGATTTGATATTTGGAGGCAATATTAAAAGAATAACAGAAAAGGTAAGGACTGATAAAATTTTAGTATATGAAATCGAATGCGCTGATTATACTCGCTTAATGGATAAAAAAAGAATTGCTGCTCTTTATACTAATCAAACAGTCAATTATATAATCAATGATTTGAAAAATAAGTATTTTCCAGATTTTACAGTTAATAATGTTAATTGCCCTACTACGATTTCGTATATTGCCTTTAATTATGAAATACCATCTCGGTGCCTTGATAGATTAGCAGAACTTACTGGCTATGATTGGTATGTTGATTATAATAAGGACATTCATTTTTTTGATAGAGGCAATAATCCAGCACCTTTCAATTTGGATGATAATAATGGTAAATATATTTTTGAAAGTTTAACTCTGAATAGGGATACCAGCCAACTTCGTAATAGTATTTACATTAGAGGAGGAGAATTTCTTGGAAACCTTTACACTGAAACTTTAGTTGGTGATGGAGTTTCATTGGATTATACTCTGGCTTATAAGTATAATTCTATTACTGTTAAAGTAAATGGAACCAATTACACTGTTGGAACTGATAATGTGGATGACCCTGCTAATTTTGATTGTTTGTATAACTTCCAAGAAAAGGTTATCAAATTCAAAGATTCAAATAAACCAGCCAGTGGAGCAACCATTACAGTTTCTGGTTATCCTTATGTGCCTATTGTTTTGTATTTAAGCGATGCTGCTTCTAAAAATTTGTATGGTGAGTTTCAGTATTACGAATATAAAAGCGATATACAAGATAAGGACACAGCCAAGAATTACGCAGCAACGATGCTTGAAGCTTATAAAAATCCTGTTGTTAAAGGCACATTTCAAACTTACGAATCAGGATTAAGAGCAGGACAAGATATTACAATTCAAAGTGATATTAGAGGAATAAACGAAACAGTAGTAATAGATAGGGTGACAGCCCGAATGATAACTCCATTTGATTTAATTTATGAAGTAAGTTTTACTTCTTCAAAAGAAAGTGGTATAATAAAAGTGTTAGCAGATTTACTTTTGAAAAAGACAGAACCGGATAATTCGATGAACGATGTGATTTACAAAGAGGTATCTTTTGCTGATTCAATTACTCTCGCTGATAGCACTCCTAATTTTAGAGACAGATATACTGGTCCTTGGTATGTAGCAGGAGGTAATAATACACCAGTTGGGTATTGTGGCTTTTGTCAAGCATCATAAAATTAAAACTATGAATAACGCACAAGATACAATTCAAATAAAAGGAGAAATAACTATCACTAAAAGACAAGTGCCTAATTTTTTAATACCATTAGAAAGATTAGGTTTTTATAAAATAGTCAATCAGTTAAGCCCTATTGTTTCTGTAAAAAAGTATCATAATTTAGTTTGTATTGCTGGTAAAAGCACAATAGTCAATCGCTGGGCAGGTAATACTACAAAGTCAGGCGTTTTAACTTATCTTGCTATTGGTGATAGCACAACTGCTCCTACTGTTAATGATACCAAACTTGGTGATGAATTCTTTCGCAAAACAATAACTAGTGCAACGGTAAGTGGAACAACTTGCCATACTTCAACTTATATCGCAACCAATGAGGGTAATGGAACTTATGCAGAAATTGGATTGTTTGGAGATGATGCATCAAGCACAAAAGATTCTGGAACGCTTTATACTCACGCTTCGATAAATGAGAGTAAATCAAGTGGGGTCAGTTTAACAATTGACTATGATTTATCAATTACTTAACTTTTTAATTAAACACAACTATGTATAAATGGAACGTAGGTGATGTAATAACGGCAGATAAATTAAATGCTTTATTCGGAGGTGATGGCTCTGATGGGGATTTATCTATTTCAAGTGGAACTGTAACTTTGGATTTGGGAGGGGCTAAAGTTTTTATTAAAAATTATAAGTCAATTTCAATTACTGGAACAGGTAAATTAGCATTTACTAATCCTAATGATAACGGAACAATTGTTATATTAAAATCACAAGGGAATGTGGTATTAACTTCTTCTACTGTTCCTTTAATTGATTTGCGTGGAATTGGGGCAAAAGGAGGAGTAATAACCACAGGTAGTGGTACAGATGGTTATAATTCAAATGCTGGAACAGGAGGAAAGGGTGGAGTGTATTCGTATAACACTAGTACTGGTGGTGGAGGTGGCGGTGCTGGAGCTGGTGCAAATGGAGGTACTGGAGGTTATACGGGTACTGCTCCATCTGGTGGAACAAAAAATAGTTTAACTATAATCAATAAAGTATTGCCTTATTTATTAGTAGGTGCTGGTGGTGGAGCAGGGTCAGCAAGTTATCCTTCTGGTAATTATTGGCCAGGTAGTAATGGTGGACGAGGAGGTGGTGCTTTGTATATTGAATGTGCTGGTGATTTGAATTTCACAGGAACAATAGATGTATCTGGACAGCAAGGAGTTGATTTAGCAAGCTCTTCTGGTGCTGGCGGAGGAGGTGGAGCAGGTTCTTGTACGATTATTTATAATACGGCTACTTCTATTGCTGGAACAATTAATGCTACTGGAGGCAGAGGGGGAAATATTACAGGTAATTATGGTGGATATAGTGGTGGTGGCGGTGGTGGTTATAGTGGAGCTGGAAGTAATGGTACTTCTGGCACTAATGCAGCTGGTGGTGCTGGTGGAGCAGGAAGTGGTGGTTTCGTTGCCAAAGTAACTGAATTTTTAGAAAACGGTTCTTTGTTTATGAACTATAAGATATTAAATTTCAAATTAAACCAT